AGTTTTATATTAGGCCACTCAGGATCATTGATAAAGTAGATTGTTGCGAATTTTATAGAATCTGGTTCATCCCAATTGCCAACAACGATTACACGTTCACCTGGTTTAAATGAATATGACATGATAACTCCTTTTGTTTACGATAAAAAGAAACCTGAATCTTGTCCGTGGGACTGCCAGACTGTAGACCCTGCATGTGCAGGTGTCAAGGGGCAGGGGCTTAGAACTAGGATACTCACTCTTATCTATACTCCTCCTATATGTGCAAATGTATACATGGGGAACCTTACACACCATACCCTACTAAAAAATTAATAGAGAGATATAGGTATATAAGTTATATATCACATATAAGCACAGATACACAGATATAAGATTAGCAGGTGAGAGCCAAAGGGGGCACACGTACCCGTGCGTAGTCTGGCGGTCTGGTGGACAAGATTAAAGAGTTTCTGAAAGTTTAATGAGTGGATCAGCCTAAACTAATCCACCGATAAACCATCAGGGTTCAGAGTTCCAACAGATCTTCAATCTTTTCCTTCTTTTCCATCGCATCGAGCCGTGCAATCAACTTCTGAGCCATAGAATCAGAATCATCTGGGCAGAGTGCCAGTGCATTTCTACAGCCCTTAATCTGCTTATCAGCCAAAAGAGTCTTTCCACCTGCAAGCATGGAGAGAACATCACGATACACTCGCACATGCTTCCCAATGGTCGATTCTTGTGCTTCCGTGAGTGCGCCATCACCGGACATATATCCGAGTTTGTCTGCAATGTGCGCAGTGAGATTCTCGGACAATTCAGAATCGAACCAAGATTCAATCCGATCCTTTGTCATCCGATCACCTGCGGCTTCCGCATTCAACCATCCGATGATTGCAGGAATAGAAATTTCATCATCGGAAACCTGAGACAGTGCGCCATCGGCCGATTCATACAGAGTGCGGATCAATCCATCCTGGGCATTCTCAAGCATCGTGCCAATGTGAGGGAGAAGTGCTTGCAGATTCTCTTGAATCTCGGAAACAGGCAGGAAGGGCACAGAGACTGCCACACCCTTAAACCGTGCCGGATTCTTCTTACTAGACTTATATCCGACCTTAGCGAGACGCTGGCCTGACAATGCCTTATCGCCCGCCTTGAAAGGCACGACAGAGTGTTGATTGGAAATGTTTGACATGATAGATACTCCTACGGGTTATGCACTAAATCAGTGCGACAAGAAAGGGACAAGGAAGCAAGCACAGAATGCAAGCACTACAGCCACAGCTAACAGTGTGTCCTTAGTGGATTCTTTCATTCTGTGCCCCTTACCTAAACTAGAGAAAAACAAACAACCGATCTACACCCTATATATAGCACTCACTGTGCCAGCCCGAAAAAGCCTTATAAATCAAGCACTTAGCGCATTCCACCCTGCCAGCATTCCACCGACTGTAAACCTATCCGACACTACTAAATCCCACAATATGAAAAACCCTTTAGAATCAACCACTTAGAGGCCTCTTGTTACAACATAACCTGTAAAATCATCGGAGACTTATATTACAGCACTATAGTGCATGTCTCCACCAGTGCGAAGTGTGTACTCACTCACTTACCTATCTCACCTAACTAAGTGAGCACTAACTAACATAGACACTGCACGCTAGTGCGTACTCACTAACTTAGCCCACCCCCCAGGGCTTTTTTGGATTCCTGTGGGCTGCGTATCCTATAGACACTCCCAAATTTTTCTAAATTTTTTCCTACTCCCCCCTGCGCAGCAGAATCCCCCACACACTTTTCCAAACTCCCTGTCATACTCCCAACAGTCCCCGCAATTTTCCTCAGGTCGCGCGCCATGTCAAATCATTCAATTACTGCATCTACCACAGAAGCTAGAGCTTTAGATCTTCTTGGCTCTGGAGTTGGACCTGAGCAAACTGCTGCGGCCTTAGGAGTTACAGTTTCAGCTATTTCTCAGTTTCTAGCTGATGAAACTTTCGCGAATAAAGTAGCGGAAGCTCGTTATCGTAATCTACTCAAGCACAATAATCGTGATTCAGAATATGATTCACTAGAAGATTCTCTTATCAAGCGGATGAAAGATATCATTCCATATCTCTCTAAGCCATTTGAAATCCTCCGTGCAATCCAAGTGATCAATGGAGCAAAGCGTCGTGGAATGTCAGCCCCAGAACACATTACGCAACAGCAAACAGTCATCTCTCTCAATCTTCCTGTCCAAATCGTACAACATTTCCAAGTGAATCAAGCGAATCAGGTGGTACGAGCTGGCAATCAAGATCTGATTACTGTACAATCAGGTCGAATGGCAGGTCTTGCCACCTCACTTTTACAGAAAGGTAATGCAAATGTCGAACTTCTCACTCAAGGAGCAGCAAGCAATGCAAGCTCTGGCAGCTAAGTTAGCAGAAGATGCTAGAAATAAAGAGCGTGCGCGCCATCACCTTCTAGCAATCCAAGTGTATCTCGCTAGGAATCCAATTCCGGAGAAGAAACGTGCTTCCTAAGTCTGGAGATATCTCGCGCGCTCTGGGTTTTCCCCCTTCCGACACTCCTTCTGTGCATTCTAAAGCTGCGGCAGAGCTTGCAGCCTATGAATCTCAACAGAAAAGTGCTGAAACAGTAGACCCAGTGCAGGCAGTATCTGTTTCTGCTCAAGAAGCCCAAGAAACTGCCCGAAATTCTCTAGACTTTCTAGCTGCTCTCGCGCTCCCAACAGTTTTTCGCTACTTCTTTCCTTCTGTGTTCCAGCAGATGTGGAAGTGGCTAGTCTCATATGTGCATAAAGAGCGGGATTTCTCCCAACTCGCTATTGGACTTCCACGAGGTTTCGCAAAAACCACATTCGTAAAAATCTTCCTGCTCTATGTAATCCTATTTACTCGCCGCTCATTCATTCTTGTCCTCGCAAACTCACTTCCTAAGGCGGTTGCAATTCTAGCTGACGTTTGTGACTTCCTAGATGAGCCTAATGTAAAAGCTATTTTCGGAGATTGGCGCCTAGGACTAGAAACTGATAACCAGATCCTAAAGAAGTTCGGTTTCCGTGGTCGTACTATTGTACTTCACGCAGGTACTGTAGAATCCGTTCGCGGTCTAAATGTGAAACACCAGCGCCCAGATGTAATGGTGTTTGATGATATCCAATCTAGGGCTGATGCAGATTCCCAAACTATTTCAGAGCAGATAGAAACAGATATGTACGGTACAGCTATGAAGGCAAAGTCGCCTCATGGTTGTCTGTTCATCTTCATTGGGAATATGTATCCCACAAAGTGGAGTATCCTTCGTCGCCTCAAGCAGAATCCTAATTGGGTGAAATTCATTGCGGGCGGAATTATTCAGAAAGAAGATGGTAATGTAGAATCTCTCTGGGAAGATCTTCAGCCTCTTGAACAGCTTCTGAAAGAATATCAGAACGATTTGCAAGCAGGGCGCCCAGAGGTTTTCCATGCTGAAGTGCTCAATGATGAGAATGCATCTGTTAACCTACTGATCGACACATCTAAGGTTCCTCCTTGTCCTTATGAAGAAGAATTATCTTCTGGGCAACACCAAGGAAACTTTATCATCATCGACCCTTCAAATGATAAAGCTAACTCAGATGCTGTCTCTCTAGGATACTTTGAAATCTGGGATGGAAAACCCGTGTGTAGGGAAATCATAGAAGGTAGACTCTCCCCCGGTGATTCAATCCGGGAATCCCTTAAACTGTGCTTCAAGTACAATTGTGCCGTCGTAACAGTAGAGTCCAATGCCTATCAATACTCATACCTCTACTGGAGTAATTTCATCTGTCAGCAGATGGGAGTGATTGGTATCCACTTCCTAGACATTTATTCAGGACAACGATCTAAGAATTCTCGTATCCTGGATATGTTCAAGCAGTTGATGGCGAAAGATATCTGGCTCGCCCAAGCTACTCGAGCACAAGTGTTCTCTCAGGTTACTTCTTTCAATGCAACGAAAACAAATAACGTAGACGGTATTCTTGACTTGCTCACATATTCTCCTAAAGTGATCGAACTATATGGAGAGTTCATTGCAAGTCAGCTTACCCTTAATGTTCAGGAAGTCAATGAGATTCCTGTACGAGACGCCTACGAAACATCTCCGTTCTAAGGAATCTCATGGCTGATCCGGCGCCAATTAAGAAATACGAAACTCTGGCTGAACGGCAAGTACGCTATCAGGCAGAAGACAAGGAAGTTGGTAATCGCATTCTCGGAATGATTCGAGGAGCCGCTAAAGCTATTACTACTGATATTCCTGGATTCCTTGCAGATGTGGCAGATAGGCTTGCTGGTGATACCTCCTATCTTGGCGAGAAAGATCGGTCTGAGCAAATGTTCTCGGCCGCCACAGGAACGAAGAAGAAAGATGGAACAAGCGAATTCATTGGATCTCTGTCGAATCCAGGGAATATTCTCAAGGCAATCGTAGTTCCCGCATTCCTCACAAAGTCTCTGAAAACTGTGAAGAAAGCTGAACAAGCACTGAACTCTGGAACTGATGCAGCCCAGGTTGAGAAGTATACCGGGATTTTCCGGCTTCCTGATAATATCGATGATGGCGTTCTCCGAGCTGTCATTGATCCATCTTACGTAAATCTACGCCCTGGAGTTACTAATACTGCAGGAACTGAATTAGCCTCTGGGGTTGTATTCCGACTCCCAGAAGTCCTTGACTTTCCTCAACTCTATCAATCAGCTCCCTTCACAAGAAATCTGATGGTAGGTCATAATCCTGCATACGATCCTGGAGTAGCTTCTTTTAACTCTGCCTCAAACTATATCTCTCTTGGGCCTCAACGAGACCAGATGGAGATTATTCAATCTATTCTCCACGAAACTCAGCACGGTGTTCAGAGTAAGTATAACATGAATCCAGGATCTAATCCTTGGCTATTCATGTCTGACCCAGATCAGTTTCGAGATGCTCAAAAAGCTCTGCTCTCTTCGAAACAGTACAAAGAATTTGAAGTTCTTAGCAATGCTTATGGGGATGCAAATTCTATGTACAAGAAGTCTGCGGGAGAAGCAGAAGCTCGTGCAGTTGAAACAATGCAACGCGGAACAATGCAGTCTGGTCGCCCAGCTCTTTCTTACTATGGGGATGAGTATGAGCTAAACCGTATGATTCGTGGTCACGAAGAAGTTCGAAAAGTAGACAATGATCCTGTAATCCAACAGATCATTCGCGACGCCCTCGCATCTAAGAAATCAAACCCTTAATAGGATATCCTCCACATGGCACCTCCCCAAGCATTTCAAATCTCTAAGCCTGCTCAAGAAGGGCTTATTCAATACCATCGCACAGCATCTACTTTGGTAGATCGTCAATGGAATATCAAAGAACAGCTTAGGCAGATTGACCTAGCTTACATTCGTGAGCAGGATAATACTGAAGAGAATCAACGTGCCAAGATTCTCAATCGGATGGGCGATTCGAATCGTATCCAGAATGTCACCATTCCGATCATCAAGCCTCAGATCCGAGCTGCTGTAGCTTACCAAGCTGCAATCTTTCTGACTGACTACCCCTTCTTTGGGGTAACTGCTGCTCCTCAGTTTATTGATGCCGCGCGCCAAATGCAGGCAGTTTTCGAGGAGAATTCAGTTCGGGGTTCCTGGGTTCGTGAATTCCTTCTTTTCTTCCAAGATGGATTTAAGTACAACCTCTCAGCTATTGAATGCTGCTGGGATACTGTTGCAACTGCTGCTCTGGAAACTGATCCCACGTCTTCTTCTGGCTCGAAGATTAAGAATGTAATCTGGTCTGGGAATCGGATTACTCGTTGGGACCCGTATAATACATATTTCGACTGCCGTGTGGAGCCTTATGAAATCCCAGATAAGGGTGAATTCGTAGGTCATACAGTTCTCATGTCTCGTACTGCTCTCAAGACTTTCATTGCAAAGCTTGAGAATAAGATCATTGAGAATATCCAACCCGCTTTCGAATCTCCTTCTCTTCTTTCTCCCATCGGAGGTGGACAATACGGAGCTTCGTACTATCTTCCTCTGATCAATCCAGATGCACTTCTGGACCCTGAGCTGATTGGGTATACAGATTGGGATACTTGGGTTGGTCTGGCGAACTCCTCTAAGAATGCCGGCCGGATCAACTATCGTGGGATCTACGAAGTATCTACCGAGTATGTTCGTATCATTCCCTCCGACTATAACATGAGGGTTCCTGCACCGAATACTCCCCAGGTATGGAAACTTATCATTGTGAATCATTCGGTGATCATCTATGCTGAGCGCCAGACAAATGCTCACGAGAAGATTCCTGTGTTGTTCGGATGTCCTGCGGAAGATGGCCTGGGTTACCAAACTAAATCTATGGCCCAAGATGCTCTGCCTTTCCAGCAAGTATCTTCTGCACTGATGAACTCAGTTCTGGCAGCTCGTCGCCGTTCCATTACTGATCGAGTTCTCTATGATCCTTCTCGGGTCTCAGAGTCTCACATGAATTCTGCGAACCCTTCTGCAAAGATTCCTGTTCGCCCCTCAGCGTATGGTAAGCCAGTTGGTGAATCTGTCTATCAGTTCCCATATCGTGACGATCAATCTGGCATTAATATGCAGGAGATTCAGGGCCTTGTTCAGTTCTCTAATGTACTTCTTGGACAGAACCAGGCGCGCCAAGGTCAATTCGTAAAAGGTAATAAGACTGATGGACAATGGCAGTCCACAATGTCTAATGCAACATCTCAGGATCAGATTACATCTCTCTTGTATGAAGCTCAGGTGTTTACTCATCTGAAAGAGATTCTGAAGCTGAATGTTCTGCAATACCAGGGCGCGGCCTCCATTTATTCTGAGTCCCAGAAACAAGTTGTGGATGTTGATCCTGTTGCACTCCGGAAGGCTATTCTGAATTTCAAGGTTACTGATGGTCTCCTTCCTAGTGAGAAGGTAATCTCGTCGGATAACATGAAGATTGCCATGCAAGTTATTGGCTCTTCAGCTCCGATTGCTCAGGCATATAACATTGCTCCTCTGTTCTCGTATCTGATGAAGGTTGAGAATGTAGACTTCGCTCCGTTCGAGAAGTCTCCTGAGCAGATGGCGTATGAACAAGCAATGGGATCTTGGCAAGCTGTAGCAATGGAAGCTACTAAGAAGGGTGCACAGATTTCTACACCTCAACCTAAGCCAGCAGATTTTGGTTGGAATCCTCAACAAGTTTCTCCTGCTGCTCAAGCTCAGGCAGCTCTTTCTAATCCTGGAACTGGTGGAGGTATGACAAATGGCGCAGCGTGAAACTCTTCTGCAGAAACAATTCCGCTTCATGCGGATGAAAGCTCAGCTCTATGCTTTTGCTTGGAAGAATGGATATGAGATTACTCAGGGTGATGGATATCGAGCTGAGTTGGTCTTTGGTAAGATGGGAGAGCGCAAAGGTTATGGAGAATCATACTCTCAGCACAAGGTTCGACTCGCGGAAGATATCAATTTGTTTAAGAATGGCAGATGGTTAAAAGACACTAGTGATCATCTTCCTCTGGGACAGTTCTGGGAATCTATTGGAGGTTCTTGGGGTGGTCGATTCTGTGATGGTAATCACTATTCTCTTGAACA